TATTCTGTACAAGACTTGGTAAAGGCTCTTTGATGATATTTACAGGAGACCTTAAACAGAATGATTTGAAACAACCTAGTAGAAGTGGTTTTGGTCAATTGATTGAGACTGCAAACAAACTAGATGAGATGGTGCATGTGGAGTTACAACAAAATTATAGAGACCCTATTGTTGCTAAGTTTATGGAACAGTATGAAAAAGTTTGCGGCTGGTAATGTGGATTTACGATGACAAGAAGATACGCTCTATAGAGCAAGTGCCAAAAGATGCCATTGGTTTTGTGTACTGCATTACCAATTTGTCTAAGAATAAAATGTACATAGGCAAGAAAAGTCTATATCATTGGAAAAGAGTAGGTATCAAGCGTTTTCAAGAGCTTAAGCTTGAAGGAGCCGAGGTGAAAAGACACAAGAACAAGAAAAAGTCGAAAAAAGGCTTGCCTGTTTGGGTTCATAAGGCTAAATTAGAGTCTGATTGGATGTTGTACACAGGTTCTAGTGAGCAGCTAAACAAGGATATAGCCGATGGAGACCAGTTTGAGAAACACATATGGGAGTTCTCTAACTGTGAAAAGAAACTTTCTTTTCTGGAGACTGAGGCTCAATTTAAGATGGACGTTATTAGGGACAACGGTAAGTATTATAACGGAAACATCTTAGGGAAATATTTCCCAAACGACCTAAATTGTTAAGATGGCTATTAAAGACATTATACAGAAAAATATCGCTGAAATATTAGATATATATTCTAAGCACGGTAACTTTACCTACACAGCAGAAGAGTTTTGCAATAAGCATAAGTACAAATACACTGATTCTTGGAGAAGAGCTGTAAGTAGATACATAAACTCTCTAGGAGACATTGAAACAGAGATAGCTATTCACCAAGAAGCTGCTAAAACGTCTCCTGCAAGAGTCTTGATATTTGACATTGAGACCGCACCTCTTATGGCTAACATATGGAGCCTTTGGAATCAGAATGTTGGCTATAATTTATCTATGCTAGAGTCAGACTGGTTTATTATTACGTGGTCTGCTAAATGGCTCTTTGAAGACAAAATATACACAGGAAAACTTACCCCAAAAGAGGCTAAGGCACAAGACGATTCTAGAATAGTAAGAAACTTTTGGGAGCTTCTAAATGAAGCAGACATAGTTATTGCACATAACGGAGATAAGTTTGATATCAAAAGAGTTAACACTCGCTTCCTGAAGCTAGGATTACACCCGCCAGCACCGTACCAGACTATTGACACCCTTAAACATGTCAGGAAGAAGTTTAACATCTCTTCGAACAAACTAGATTATGTAGCACAGTTCCTTGAATTAGGAGAGAAGATGAAAACTGGTGGCTTTGAGTTGTGGAAAGGTTGTATGGAAGGGCAGCAAGAGTCTCTAGACAAGATGGAAGAGTACAACATCAAAGATGTCACTCTTCTTGAGGAAGTATATTTAAGAATACGTTCATGGATTACACCTCACCCTAATATGGGGCTACACATTGGTGAGAATGTCACTTGTTGCGCAACTTGTGGTAGTACAGACCTTTCTGTCGTAGGTACGTATAAGACGTATATGTCTGAGTATGATGCACTTAGATGTGATTCTTGTGGAAGTGTCAATAGGTCAAGAGCAAGCTCACTTACAACAGAAGCTCGTAAACTACTAACTAAATCAATATAATGAGTAAGCCAATATTTATAGAAGTAAAAGCATTTTATCAGCCCGCAGGGAGTGAGAGGATGGATGAAGAGTGTTCAAAATGCCTAGAAGAAGCTCAGGATAAGGCAGAAGCTCTAGGATTAAGTGTAGAGAGACTGCAGCAAAACTGTGAAGACCTCTGTAGTGATGATATAGAGGAAAGCACAGAGGGTCTATTGGAAGAGACTATGCTAATTAAACTAGATGAGATAAGAAGTATATCCAAAACTCAGAAGGGTAGAGCCCTTATTCAGAGTGAGGGTAGCTTCCTTCCAAGACTATTTGCTTCAACTTACGATGAAGTAGTAGAAAAAATAAGGGAACACGTTGATATTATATGACACTTGAAGCAAGACATCATAAAATACTAACTAAACTTACTAGAGCCTGGTATGATTATCAGAAACAAGGTCTTAGTAACGAAAAAATATTTGACGAACTGCTAGAATCTTTGCAAGACTCTGGCTTGGACGGGCTTTCTGCACTAACTGTAGTTGCAGAAGTAGAGAAGAGAGTGCAGTTAGGGGTAGACAAACATCTCAATTAAAGTAATGAATTTGGATAATTCAAATATTTTTTGTATATTACATGGCTAGACAGAATAAATACAAACCTATCAAGGAGGAAGACTTCTGGGAGGCAAGAGGTAGGTATGATGATATGAAGCAGTCGGGAGAACTTTATGAAAAGTATCCTGATATGGTAGGCATATGGAGCTACGACATGATGAAGTTCTTATGTGACGATGATGTTCTTCAGGAGAAGGAACAAGAGGAGGAGCAAAAAGACCAAAAACCAAAAGGAGACAGTAAGTCTATTTGGTTTGACAAAAAAGAATAAGATGAAAAGAAGAATTTGTTTGTTTGTAAAATGGATTACTCTAGGTAAAGTATGCCTAGGGTGGTGCAGTATTAAAAATACGTGATAAAAAATGTCAATAGAAGCCGCTGTAGTTGTTGTAATATTTTTAGCGTGCTTGATTATTGATAAATTAAGAGAAAAATGAAAAGGTTTTGTAAAGCAATGTTAGCATCAGGAGGAGAAGTCTCTTCTAAAAGAGTAGTGACAGTTATTTGTCTGCTATTTATGCTAATTGCGTTCACATCGAACCTATTTTTTGATTATTCTGTAGAGCAACACATGTTCGAGTCCTTACAATGGATAGTTATGGCAGGATTAGGCTTTACTGCATCAGAAAAATTCTCTCAAGTTATAAGTAATAGAAAAAACCAAAACCATGAGTAAAAAAGTTTATCAAATTATAGGTAATCGCTACGGAGGAGAGGTTACTATAGGTAGAGTTTCGCAAGAATTCTGTCATTATTGGAAAAATAAGGACCAAGAAGAGCTTGAGTCTTACATTCTTGACGAATGGGAAGACAATGAAGACGAGTCTATTCCAAATATGATTGACAGTGAGGACAAATATTGGCATGACTTAGACGATATCTTGCATTTTTATGGAAGTTACGCTGAAGGACCTCTAACTTTGATAGACACAGACACCGAAGAAGAGAAAGAGGTAGAATACCAATTCTTATGGGGCCGAGAAGGCGGTTTCTTTGAGACTGAGGAGCCTGATTGGGACAATTTGTATGCAGAGCTCACTGAAGAGGATTACGTGCCTGTAATCGCTTGTATGAGCCAAGAGAAGGGATTGTTGAATAGTTGGATTCTAGAACTTGAGGAAGGAGAAGAGTTCGATGAAAAGAAACTTTCTGCTGGAATACTTGAAACTAACTTCGGAGAGTTTGTAGAAAAGCTCTATTATGATGGTGAAGAATTAGAAGACGATGGTGGTGGAAGCACCAATGGGAAAGGATTCATTGTAAACCTTGGATGGTTTAACACAAAATGGGTCGATAGTTTAGAACAATATGCCCCAGGTAGTGAGGGACTAAAAGAAGCACTACGGGAATTAAGGGAACAGCTAGAATGGGAAGCTGAAAATAACAATTAAAAAATAATTAAAATGCCTAGTTACGATTTATCTATTAAACAAGAAAACCTAGTAAAGCACAATTGTGATGTGCCTGCAGGTTTCGTAAAATTACTTTCAGTAATTTCAAAATTACCTACATATACAGGAGACGAAGCAGCAAAAGCAGCTGGATTAAGAGACTGTGATATCTATCAGTGGTCAGGAAGAATTGCTGTAGTTGGCGACACTACAAGAGCTACAGGTGCAAATGCTACTGGAAACTCTCTTGACATTGCTTTTCCTCAAGAAGAAGTTATCAAGCAAGGGTGCGGTCCTCTTCCAAGGGGATATGTTAAATTATCTTCTGTCTTATCAAGACTCCCTATATATAATACTTCTGGTAGAGCTGTTGGAGATGGGTTAAAAGCTTGTGATGCTTTCTTAGCAAATTACGGGGGGACCGCTGCTCCCACATTCGTACCTTCTCCTGCTCCAGCTCCTCAAACAGGAGGTGCAGAGTTAAAAGAAATACCTTATTTTGATGTTGCTGTGCCTAAAGACGACATTCTCTATAGAAACTGCAACATTCCAAGAGGATATATTACGTTAAGTCAAATTATTTCATCTC